ATAGAGCGGGTGGGACGTTGAGAACAGGGCCACGCCATCGGGTCCGAGATAGGAACTGGAGAACCCGTTGATGAAGTCCGAGACCGCATCGAGTTCAATGGTTTCTTTCGCGGAGTTGCCGAGGTCACTGGCCAGCTTGGTGATGATCGAGAACTTATCGTCGTCCACCATCACGCGGGTCATTTTGAAGCCGAGCCCATATTGCAGGTGGGTGTAGGTCTTCGAGAAGCCCGGAACGGCCTGGTCATAGCGGAGGTTCTCACCTTCGCCGACTACCGTAAATGTGCCCACGCCCGAAACTTCGGACGTCTGCTCAATGGATCGTTTCGAGTCCATGACGCGGAACACGTTCGAAAACTGCGGGGGGAAGCGATCGAACTTCAGCGAGGAGAAGATGACCTCATCGAGTGCCGGCAACATGCTGGCGAGGAAGAGGTCAGGAAACTGCGTTCTTAATTGCATAGTGGTTGTCGAGGGCGCTAACTACACGCCGACGGTGGCTCCTGACATGCGCTGTTTGTTGAAGACGATTTCGATGCGGGCGTACTGGCCATACACGTTGTCGGGTGAGGTCCAGGCCTGCAAAAGGTGGACATCAAGCGTGTTGGTGGTGGTCACGGTGGCGTTGGTGTCATCGATCACCCAGGCGCTCTGCTTGGTGGTGGTCGAACCGGCTCCGGAGAGCAGGTTGGCGTTCAGGCCCATCTGCGCGGCGGTCAGATAAGGCGAGTTCGCTCCCGAATCCTGCGCGGTGTACAGCGCGTCGGGCGAGATCACAATGGCGGGTGTCGCCGCGGTGGACGCTGCCGAGTACTCCAGCGAAACGCCGGAATAGAAGCTGGTGCCGGGCGTAGCGGAGGCTTGAATGGAGCCACCGGAAACGCGGTTCACCGGGTCGTTCATAAAGATTGCCGTCGCATAGCCGACGAGCTTGGGGAATCGCTGAATGGTCAGCGGTCCGCCGCTCAGCGAGGTGCCGATGTGCAGCAGACCATAGGGGTTGTTGACGTTTGCCATAAAGGGCGGTGCTTTCCTGTTCCGTGCCGTGAGGCACAAAGATTAGTCGGTGAAAAACGCCCTGTTTTTAGAGACCGCCGCCGCGTTGGGTGGTGACACCAATGGAAGTCGATCGGCTCGGGTCGCGCTGATCGGTCAATACTTCGCCGTCGCTGAGGGGTGCGAAATCCATCCCCAAACCGCGAGCGTCTCGAATTATCTTTTCCTGGTTTTCGGTCAGTTTTGCAGATGCACGGGCGAGTTCGTCCGCGCCTTCGCGCCTGTATTTCTCATCGCGAATATCGGCGAATTCAGTCGGCATGTGGGCCAGCGTCATATTGGCCACCTTGACTTCATCGCCGTTGGTCTTCTTTACCGGCTCCCATCCGCGGCGACCCATTCGGCCGACCACCTTGTCGGAGAGGAAGCGTACTTTGTGCCCAGGGTTGACGGCTTTGAACTCGTCGGCCTTTTCCTTGAAAGGATCGGTCCCCTGTTCTAACTCGTTTTTTAACGATTCGAGTTTTGCATCGAAGTCGTCGTCGCGCGTGATCACCGCGATATCGGATCGCCGCGCGAGGCCCCGGTTGCGCTCTTCCATGGCTTCATCGGTGATTCCGTGGGGAACCAGGTGAGCCAGATGAGCGGGCGTTTTGGCGCGCGGCTGTCTGACGGAGGGCATTAGCGTTTACCACCGATCCCGGCAGAGGGAATGCCGTTCAGCCGCGTGCCCTTCAGCACGCGCGCCTTGTAACTTTCTTCGGTGAGGTTCGCGCCTGCGGCTGCGAAACGCTCCACGATAAATTTCTGTTCTCTCGAAAGTTCGTTGTCATCGGCGGAGTCACCTCGCGCCGGCGCAGCGGCTCGCCGTCCGCCCTGGGCGGCAACACGTCTCACGCGGGCGGCTTCGGTTTCCCTCGCCTGCGGTCTGGCGGGTGTTACCTCGTCCACTTCTTCGTCCGTCATCGCGTCCGGGTCCTTGCCGTCGGCTCTCAACTCCGCGGCTGCCATGCGTGCGGCCAGCATTGTAGTTGTAGGCTTGCCGGCAAGTGACGGGTCTTCGGCGACCATATCGCCGTAGGCTCTGGCTGCGGCCTTGAAGAGCGGCGTATCGTTGCGGGCCAGCGCCGGGTACTGCGCCGAGAGTCGCCCCTCGATGCGGGCGCCGTTGCGCGCATCCGAAACCTTTTTCTCCACCTCGTCGCTCGAAGCGAAGCCCATCTTGCGGATTTCCGCGGCGAACTTTTTCGAATCACCGGAGGTCAGCACGTCCAGCAGATCGACGGCGGGCTCTTCTTTCTCCGGGGCTTTGGGCGCGGCCTGGTGGGTGGCCGACGCTTTCTGATTCCAGAACTGCGCGCTTTGCTCTGCGGCCTTGGCGCGGTCGTTGGAATCCTTCAGCTGCTTTTCAAGATCGCGCTCACGCTGGGACGGCTTCGGAGGATCGTCCGCCTTTGCAGCCGCTGCCGCAGGGGCCGCGGCGGCCGGCACTGCCGTAGGCGTGGGTTCGAGTGAAGGCTCCGGTTGGAAGTCTTCTATCGCGTCTGTGTCGCCGAGCTGGTAATCAGAGAAGGCCAATTTATCCTATTCCCCGCCGCAGTGCGAATGGGGTCTTTTCGTAGATGTCGAGCCGCTTCCGCGCGTACTCGTCTCCGCACGGCTTGCAAAGAAACTGATAGAGGCCGTCGCGGTAGTGCATCTCCATTCGGATATCGTCACAGCCCGATCGCTCGCACACTTCCATTGGTGTGATTCCGCACTCCTGACATGCGTAAGGCACGCCGCCTTCGAGCATCTTCATGGCGGCCATGTGCTTTTCGAGGCAGCGCAGGCAGTACCCGTAAGGTCCGCCCACGAACTCGCGCGGGTGCCGGAACTTCGAGCAGCGCCGGCACCGCACGCCGATCTGAATCTGCGGCGAGCTGCTCATGCCGGGCGATCCCGGCAAAGCAGGAGATACAACGAAGTCCGCCCGTTGGTGCACGTCAACGTGAACCAGCGGCTATTCGCGTCCGCGACCAGGCAGGTCGCGCTTCTGCACTCCGGGCACTGCAAACCTATGCGCCCTCGGAATCCGTAGTGCTCGACAGGGCCGGCTGCACGCCGCCTTCACTCAGCTGCGGAGGGGTGAATGCCGGGGCCGCGGGCGGAGCCGGTTGCGCGCTTCCGGGGGCGGGTGCGCGGTTGGAGGCGTGGTCGAGCGGGTGCTTCATGTGGCTTTCGCCCGAGGGATGCGTGGGCCTTCGATCGCCGAGCGGGTGTTTCATTCCGTGCATGTTCTGTTTGTCTGCCATCTTCTTGCTCCTTCTGATCCCGGTGGCCGGGCATACTGTCTTCGTCTTCGTCTTCGGGGATGTAGCACTCCCCCCAGAACGGAATGCTGCTCATTTCTTCTGCTTGTCGCGGATCTCACGCATCATGCGCGCGGGCAGCGCCAGCACCATCTGCAGGGCCTGAACGCTTCCCTGCAGCTGGTTCACTCGCTCCCAGGTCGAGGCGGTGAGCAGCTCTTCTTTGGTGGTGCGCAGAATTTCTTCAAGGCGCGTCCGCACCATGAACCATGGCCGCGACTCGGCCAGCTTCACCAGCATTTCGAGATCGAGCACGTCGGGGTGGTTCATGGCGTGGGTCCATCGAGCACGTACACCGACGTGGGCCACGTTATCGCCATGGCGAGGCCGATCAGGTCACTGCTGATCGAAGCGTGGGGAAGGCTCCTCAAAAACTCGTCGGCCGAAGCGAACGTCTCCAGGTGGTAGCCCACGAGGTCGCCGGTCGCCATCTTGACTATCGCGGCGCTGCGCGTGCCCTTGAATTTGAAGTCGTAGACCTTGTCCATTACATTCCTCCCGGCATTGGGGGCCGCGGCATCGGGCCACCGGTAGGCACTGGCGGCATTCCCGGCAGCGGGCCGGGTGCTTGTGGAGGTTGACCCTGCGGCGCGCCCTTGGGTCCCTGCTGTTGCGGTGCGCCCTGCTGCGGCTGTCCACCGGGGCCGGGTTGTTGCTGTGCCGCCTGCCCATAGAGCGTATGGCCATGAGCCACGTGGGCCTGAATCTTCGCAGCCAGCTGCTGGGCGAGTTCAGCCATCATCTGTTTCCGCGCGATCTGATCCATGTGGGCGAGTCGGTGGGCAATGATGGCGTTCAATGCTTCCTGGTTCGCTTCGGGGTCCACTACCATTTCCTGAATCGTTTGGGAGTGCTCGACGATATGCGCCTGATCGTTATCCTGAGGGTTGACATGGACTTCCTCGCCCTCCTGCATGCGCGCGTCTTCTTCGCTGGGGTCGATGGGGAAGCCGGGGTCGGGCGGTTCCGGAACCAGGTCACAGAAGCGGTCGTCGCCGAACGCCTTATGCAGGCGGTCGGTCGCCTTCCACAGTGCGAGCGGGTTCTGAATAATCAGCGGGTTCTGGAGCGAGAGCCCATAGAGCTGCAACTCATCCTGCTTGTTCGCTTCCTTCGACCACGCGTTGGTTGCGAAGCGGATATCGAAGTCGTAGCGGTCGCCGCGCTCCTCTGAAGTCATCCACGCGCCGCCGTTCTTCACATCGAACAACCCATCGGCGTGCTGTTCGGTGACTCGGAAAAACTCCTGCTCGGGCGCGTACATGGTGGTCAGCTCCCAGAAGCGGGAGAGGATGACCGCCCAGTCTTCGCGCAGTCCGCTCGTCTCCAGCTCCGCGCGCACGTCGCCTTCTGAAAGCAGCGCCAGAGTGCCGCGGGCCGTGCGGGGGGCGTTCGGCTGATCCTGCGAACGGCCGATGTTCATATCGGTGATCCCGGTCACGCGCTCCGCGTAGGTAATCATCGAAGTTTCTTTGGCCAGCGGATATTCGAGGTTCGCTTTGAACTCGACCATCTTGATGAGGTCGGGATTGTCGCTGGCGATGGCCTGGCGCGGGGAGTACTGGAAGTTGGCCGGGTCGAAGCCCATGCCGGGCTTGTAGATGATCAATGGCCCGACGCTCAATTCGCCGGCCGAGGTCATCAGGTTGTGATTGGCGCTCAGCTCGTCTTCGATCGATTCGAGCAGCTCGCCGAAGCCCGGGCCCCAGTAACTTCCATCGCGCACCAGCGCGCCTTCGACGAACGGGCGCCGGTTCGGACACCGCGGGTACATTTTGGCGAGGTCCTGGCACCCGATGATTTTGTGCAGGTCCGGAATGTAGCGGATCATCAGGTCGGATTCGTACTTGGTGCGGCGCGCCAGGTTGTCTACCGCGCCATCCTGCTTACCCTTGAGCTGCCTCCAGCGGCCATGCCACTCATGAATAATCATGGTGTTCGCCCCCGACAGGTTGCCCTCGTAGCTCACGCCTTCCGCATAGTCTTTCTCACGCTTCACCAGCTCCGATTCGAAGTCGCGCTGACGCTTGTGGGTGGCGAAGTGGGCGATTTCGTTGTAATCGTCGGTGATCCCCTGATATTGTCCGGAGGCCTCGCCGCGCAAGAGCTGGTCGGGCGTGGCGCGGTATTTCCGGATCACGTAGCTGAACTCTTGCAGGCTCCTGACGTCTTCAGCGGGCACTAAGATGTCGTCGGGCCAGAGCGTCTCGAAGCCGGGGCCTTCAAAGCTCACGTCCTCCGCCATGGTGCCGTCTTTCATGGGCACCCAGAACGTGTCTCGACGCCAGGGGCAATAGGCGTGACTTCGGCCAAACAGAATGCGGCGGAAGTCGAAAATCGTCATCTCGTTGGGCAGCCGCATGGCGTCGAACACCAGCCAGGTCATGTACCGCGAGATCTTCTTCACTTTGCGCTGATCGCTCGGGCCGATGGGCTTGGCGATGATTTCGGCGTCGTTCCCCAGCAGCTGGGCCATCTCTTTCGCCAGCTTCGAGTAGGTCTGCCATTGCGTGATGGGCACGCGAAAGTCGGACTCGTCGGCCTCGCCGATCGGCGGCATATCCGTACGGGCGCGCCAACGCTGGTAATAGCGCTGGAAGCGCCGCATCCGTGCGTCGTGGTCGGTCAGCGAGTTGAAGAAGTCCTCGCGGATCCGGTTCGACAGACGGCCGCTCTCGTTCTGCGAGAGAACGATTTGCGGCGCGAACGCCTCGGCGATCAGTTTGGGGTCGAGAGCCAATTTTTAGCCTGGTTTAGCCGAGCGGCTTAATTTAGCTGGGCTTGAGAGCGGACAAGTTCACGGCGTGGATGGCGCCTTGGGGCACGGCCTGGGGTTCAGCCACGGCCACGGCGACGGCTGTCACAGATTGCGCGGCCACCGGCGCGGCGGCGGGTGCGGCCTGCGGAGGCGCGAACAGTTGGGCGATTTCAAGGGTCAGCTGTTCGCCGGCATTCAGTAGCAGGATGCCTTGCGAAGAGTGGATCACGATGGGTAAGACGGTTTCCGCGCCGAGGGCGAGGGCCGCGAGTATTTTGGAGAAAAGGTTCACAGGGACAGATCGGCTTTGCGCGTGACGGTGAGCACGCGCGGGCCGGTTCGTTCGGTTTCGATGAGCTTCTCGGCGTCCATCCCGCAGAGCAGGCTCCTGAGCGCCGTGGCGCTGACCTTGCAAATGGAGAGGAACTGGAGGGCCCCCAATTTACGGAAGGCCTTCGAGCAGTTGACGGTGTTCTCCAGCTTGCGCGCTGCGATGTCACACGAGTACGCCGCGCCTTCCACGGTCTTGGCCGCGTCATCGGGGAACGCGCCCACCTTGGAGAGGATCATGCCGCGCACGATTTCCGCGCGCAGGCGCTTGTCCTCCACCGCGTGCAGTGCGTCTTTCAGCTCGCCGTATTCATCGATGAGGAGGGCGAGCGGGTCGGGCTTCGGTTTTGTAGCTGGCATCGGAATCTAACGTTTAGAAGCGAACAAGGGGTCCGCGGGCGTCGGGGTCGAAAGTGCTGCGGATGTCCCTGCCCCCAGATCGGCTCTTGCCGTACTGCTGCACAGTCGGGTTCAGCCGCATCGACGCCGGTTGCAGCGCCCGCAGCTGGCTCAGCCGCGTGTCGGACGGGGCAAACCGGATGCCGATATTGGCGAGGGCCAGCGCGATCACTTCGTCATCATGCTTGCGCCTTTGGGCTTTCGCCGCCCCGTTCGGCCAGATGACGAAGGTGCGCAGCTCGCTCAACGTGTGGCGATCGCGCACCAGCACGCTCAAAGTCCGGATCGATTCATCGAGCGCTGAAATCAGTTGCACGCGCGAAACGGGCGACGTCGACCAACCCAGGCGCATGAACTCCATCTTTCCGGGGTCCATGTCGTCGGCGGTCGGCTGCCCGCTGAAGATCAGGTACAGCGGATAGCCCGCCAGTTTCAGCGCGTCAATCAGCGCCACACCCACGCTGTTGCGTTCGGGCACGACGAAGGCCCAGTTGTACCACTCGGCCAAAGTCGCCACCTGCGGGCCTGCTTCCGAGGGCCAGATGCGCCCGCGCAGCTTGGCCACCTGCTCGCCGGTGTCGCGGTCGAGCACACAGGCCACCGTGTAATCGGGGTCCTTCTTCGCACTGTCCTTCTCCGATACGTCGATGCCTTCGGCCACATCGACGCCGATCACGTAAGACCGGCCTTTCGCCGGCTTCTGATAAATCACCACTGAGCCGGGGTTGTTCGGAAGGATCGAGATCACGCGCGAGACGGGCGAGTTCTGGAACGCCTCCAGCTCGCCCACCAGCGGCGGATCGATCACCGGCATACGCGCCATGTGCTCGCGCGAGAAGCGCGGCCGGCCGGATTGCAGGAACGCTTCCTCGGGGTTGCCGGGGTGCTCCTGGCGGAACAGTTCCACCGAGCCGCGGCAGACATCCTGAATCATCACGCGCCGCCACATCAGCTGATGGAGCGTGAGTTGGTAGCGCTTCTGTTCTTCGAGTTCGTCCCTGGTCAGCGAGTCCTGAAAGCGCGCCGGATCGGCCACCGGCAGGCGGTTCTCGGGGTGTTCCCAATAGCCGAGGAACACGGCCAGGTAGGCGCTTCCGGAAGTCGGGTCCGAGGCTTCCAACCAGTCTTCATGGAATTCGTTCTCGACGCCGTTCGCGGTCGATTCCTTGATGATGGAAGTATGTGGTGCATGTGGAACCGCGTTGACGAGGCCGGCCGCCATCTTCATGGCGTCGCGATAGAAGGCGTATTCGGAAAGGTGCAGGTGGTTCAGACGGAAGGAGCGGCCACCCTGGAGGTTGTTGGCGGTTTCAATCTTGATGTACCCACCGCCCTCGAAGGTGATGTCGCGGGCGAACACCTGGTGTGGAAGCATCTTGACGACGCCCCGGAATGGCTGGTACCCCTCAACAAACTGCTTATAGTAGCCGTGGATGTTCTCGGCGGAGTCTGTGTCCAGCGAGACTACAAATGCACGCTGGCCTCGGTTGAATGCCACTTCCTGGGTGTAGTAAGCCGCCACCTCGGTTGAGATGTAAACCTGCCGTGACTTCAGCACGATCACGCGCACGGCCTGCTCCGCTTCGCGCTGTTTTTGAATCGCGTGCCACAGCTTCAACGGGCCTGGGGCCAGCCGGTAGGGGATCACGTTCCCCGCTTTGGTGGTGACCGGCAGCGTCTCTTCCGCCCATTTGCGGTGATCGCGAAAGTCCGCTTCAATCAGCGCGAGGTGCTGTTTGAGTAACGCCTGGTCGTCGGTAGTTTTATGCCGCGGCATTGTCCCGCAGCTGGCCGAGCGCCCGCGCCCGGAGAGTCAGCGCCCACGATGTCGAGACGTGCAGCTCCCCGGCGACGGCGGCCAAAGGCTGGCCTGCGAAGTAGTGCTTCTCAATCACCGTGCGCTCCCGCAACGGAAGCCGTTCTATCTGCGGTTTGATCCGCGCGGAAGCACGGGCCAGGTCAACCGAGCGGATCACTTCGGCCTCATGGGACGCGACGGGTTCCACCTCGTGGTTCTGGGATTCGCGGTGGATCTCCTTCCTCCGCGCTTCGTTGTTGGGAGTGTCGAATGGCTGCATAGTCTCCGCCCGCAGGTTGTGGCGGCGCAGCTGATCGACGATGGCGCCGCGCACGCGTTGATGGGCATAGCCCCAGAAGAGGTCGTTCTTTTTGGGATCCCATTTCTCGGCGGCCTGAATCAGACCGA